CCGGAGGCTCGGCCCAGGTGCCGTCGGCTCGCAGGTAGTCGGTGGTCCCGCCGCCGAGCTTGGGCAGCAGGCCGTGGGCGCCCGTCGTGGCGTCCAGGTCCGTGGTGTCGTCCGGCGCCGCCAGGTCGTCCAGCTTGATCGGGTCGCCGGCTCCCGAGGCGTGGCTCGCCGCGTGGCTCGTGGGCGTGCGCGCGTCGGATAGCCGCGAGTCGTTGCCCTGGCAGATGGTGTCGGCCGAGCTGCCGTAGGTCGGGGTCAGCGTCGCGTCGACGTTGTCGCCCGTGTTCGTGATCCCCGCGGAGCCGCCGACCGTGTTTGTTTGGCCGCCCGTGTCGATTCCAAGCTCGCTCGCGCTCCCGTCGCCCCGCTTGACGTAGGTCTTTCCGTCGTCGAGGGCGTAGAGGAACGACTTGCCCGCGACGGCGTCAGGCGCCGCGGAGCGCTCGGCGAGGCGCACCTGGCGCGCGTCGCCTGCCGCATGGTCGCGGTCCAGGATTTCAGCGAGCGAGCCCGCGGGCGCGTTGACGCTGTCACCCACAAGCCTGGCGACCGCGTCCACCTTGTCGCGCGGGACCTCCACCTGGGAGGACCGCATTTCGTCGCCGTCGCCGGCGTTGACCTCGGTCTCATCGTCCAGGTCGGGCTGCGCCCCGGTGACCGGGTCCGCGTCCTGCACTGGGTTGGCGCCGGAGTAGTTTGTGGACCATTCCTTGACGGCCATCAGATGCCTCCTTTCATCGCGTCGAGCTTGACCTGGATTGCGGTGACCAGCGCGACCTGCGGCGGCAGCAGGCCGCCCAGGTGCGTGACCGGGTCGACGGACAGCAGGCCCGGGGCGGGCGTGGCCAGGATTGAGCAGAGCTGCGAGACGAGGTCCAGCAGCTCGCCGGTCGCGTTGCCCAAGGCGACGCGCCCATCGGATTGCAGGCGCAGCTCGGCGCCGGCGGCAACCGAGGCGCTGATATCACCGCTGCGGCCGGACAGGCAGCCTGCAGGGCCCAGGGGAATCGCGACGGCGTCGGCCAGGTCGTGGGTACGCGGGTCGGCGGGCTCGACCTCCTGCCCGCCGCCTGCGGACTGCCACTCCTCGATGCTGCGGTCGCAGAACACCAGCAGGCATGGGTCGCCCGCCTCGACCGGCCAGGTCAGGCGCCCGCCGGCCGAAGCGGGAAACAGCAACGGGATATCCGGCAGCGTGGGGTCCGCGTCGCTTTCGGCGCGCCGGACCGCGGGCTGCACCGTCGCGGTGGTCAGGTCGGATGAGACGGAGGTCACGACCGCGGGCAGCGCGACGCGCACCTGCTCGCCCGCCGCATCAATGGCCGCCTCAAGGAGCTGGGAAAGGTTCGGGCGCCCTGGAAGGTCGCTCATATCTGCACCGCCTCCACGTCAGTCGTCCAATCGTTGCCGTGCGTGTCGCCCGAGTGCTCGACGGACTGGACGCGAAATGCGCCCGAGACGAATTCGCTGTCGAGCACCACGTACCTCCCGGGACGAAGCGAGGGCAGGAGCAGCGTCTGGAACCTGGCGCCGCTCTGTTGCTTGCGGCTGCGACTGCGGCTTGCCTTGCGGCCCTCCTGCGCCGTGCGGGCCGGCGAGCCGATGAGCCCCGTGTCCGGTCCGATGGCCAGTGCCAGCTCGCGCGGCTCGACCGTGCCATCGGTCTCGAGGATTTGGATGGCCCCATCTTGCACCGACCACTCGAAGCCCCACGCCCGGGCCAAGCGGTCGAGCGCCAGTTTGCTTGTCGTGGAAAATGCAAGGCGGCCGGGAGTGGACCCCGCGACCCCGGAAGCGCCGATGGTCCCAGTACTCGTGTGAGGCATCGTGGAGAGGATGTCCTGGACGATTCGTAGCCGCGAGGTCCCGCGAGCATAGCTGCGGTGAAACTCCGACTCCAGCAAATCCTGGCCGCCGTCCTTGATCTCAATCTCGGTCACGGTGTCCACGCCCTCGCGTCGGTGCTCGACCCGCTTGATGACGCCGACGCATACCTGCTCGACCAGGTCCGTGTACCCTGCCTCGAGCACGACGGCCTGGTCCTTGGCTTTGATGCGACCGCGCGATGCCGCCGCGAGATTGTAGATGGATATCGTCGCCGCGTTGGGCTCGGAGGTCGCCGTCTTGCTGACCCGGAACACGGTGCGCAGGCCGGAGGCATCGAGGCCATCGCCGCCGTCTATCGGCGCCACTGTCACCCGGGCCAGGCGGCCGAATAGCTCGACGCCCATCAGCCAAGCTCCGCGAGGTCCTCGTAGGGGACCCACAGCAGTTTGACGCGGTCGCCCAGGTCCTCCTTGCGCGGCTCCTCGGCCTCACCCGACGAGTCGACGGCCATCAAATATCCGTCGGCCGGAAGCTCCTGACGCCACGCCCATCGGCCCAGCAGGGGCGTGTCGGCGACAATGGCAGTACCGCTCACGAGGGCGGTGCCGTCAGTCAGCTCGACCGACAGATACCAGTGATCGTCACGCGAGTTGTGTGCCAGAAGCAACCGATACTCCGTGCCCTCGAGGTCAACCGTCAAAGAGTATCGGTCCAGGTCGGAGCGCACGGGAATTTCGACAATGGCCATCGGTCACCTCGTCAGGTTCGCCGCCGCTGCAAGGGCGGCGGTGCGGGATTTCGCGCCGGCTGCCTGCGGGCTGACCTTGCCGGTTTGCACCTCCGGTGCGGTCTGGCTATCCAGCTTGCTTTTCTTCCGGTCGGCCTTGCGGCGTGCGGCAGTCTTGGACCGCCGGCGCTTGAGCCGGGCCACGACCTCGGGCGGCAGCGTCGCCGTCAGCGTCTCGACCGTCACCACCTTGCGCAACGTCAGTTGGAACCAGATGGCCTCGCCCCGGTCCGGCGCGCGCGGGATTTCAAGCGACTCGATCATCATGTCGTCGAACACCATGTATTCGGTGACGACGGTCAGAGGCAGGCGGTCGCGCCAGACCGTAAACAAAGCGTCAAAGGCGCTCTGCGACCGCAGCCCCGCAGACTGCGACTGACGGTCTCCGCGAAGCGCGAGGTATGTCGGCAGCTCGTTGACCGGCGTGTCCGAGACCATGCCCTCGAGCTGAATTTCGTCCGGCCGCAGGTGGACGTGGTCGGTGATGGTCGCCCCGGACTCTACCGGGTATTGCGTTATTTCGGCGGAGAACCGATAGGTGGAGCCGACACGCGCATCGAGCGGGATTTCCGTGATCGTATCCTGCGTGCCGTCATAGAGCGGCTCGGTCACCAGCAGGCTTATCAGGGGCACGTTCGCGCTCATCTTGCCACGTCTCCCATCGCCCGGCGCATCGCCGTGGTGGTGGCGGTGCCCGCCGCGTCAGCCACTCGCCGGGCTACGGTGGCCGGAGTGCCGGGTGGCACGGTCACGCTGATTTGCGCGGGCTGCACCGTGACCTGGCCGGCGGCCGCCTTGCCCGCAGGTGCGGCGGCCGCAGATGCCAAGGCGGTGCGTGTCAGTGCCGGGATGAGCCGCGCTAGCTCGGGGCCGCCCATGCCGATGTTTTTCGCCTGGCGCTTGAGCAGCTCCACGACCCCGGCCTGGTCCAGCGTCGTCCGCCCGCCGTCGCGGCCCTGCACCGAGGTCACCCCCGAGGCCCGAAGCTGGGCGAGGCTCCGCGCCTTGTCCTCGAGGGTCTGCGCCTTGACGCCCCTGGCGTGGCGCGCCGTGCGGGCCTCGCGTGCCCCGCGTGCCCCGCTGAGTTTTTGCTGCAGCGCGAACAGGCCCGAGGAGAGCTTGTCCGAGAGGCCCAGGGCGTCGTCGAGCACCTTGCCGATTGTCCATCCCACGCCGAGGGCCATCCCGACATGGCCCGCCTTGCCGAGCGCTGCGACCAGCTTCCCGCCCGTGCCTGCCACTCGGCCGACGGCCCCGCCCAGGCCGCCCGCACTTCCGGCCGCTGCCGCAAGCGCCCCTCCCATCGATGCAATCTGGCTCGTGATGCCGATGAGCCCCATCAGAATCTTGCCGCCCACGATGGCCAGCAGCACGACCTTGAGCGTCTGCCAGTTGTCTACGACCCATCGCAGCACCTGGCCCACGCGCTTGAGCACATCGCCCAGGAGCGCCATGCCCTGCTCGAGCCGCTGCTTGATGAGCCCCTCGTTGGCAAGGACCCACTGCTGCACCCGCTGAACCCACTCGGTGACGATGGGCATCATCTGCGACGCCACGCGGCGGACCACGCCGCCCAGGACTCCGCGCATCCTTGTCAGCGCGTCGTTGAAGTCCTCGGCGCCCTTGAGGGCCTTGTCGTCCAGGACCAGGCCGAGGCGCTGCGCCTCGTCGGCCATCTCGACCACGCCCTTGACGCCGCCGGAGAGCATCGGCAAAAGGGCCGTTCCCGAACGGCCGAAGACCTTTTGCGCCAGGGCGGCGCGCGAGGTCTCATACGGACACGCCCAGGGCGCGGAAGGCGTCGCGCTGCTCCTTGCTGCCGCGGCCTGCCTCGTAGGCGGCGGCCGAAAGCCTGCGCAGGCCGACCGTGACGTCGTCGACCGAGGCGCCGGAAAGCTTGGCCGCGTGCCCCATCTCCTGCAGAAAGGCCGTAGATACTCCGATGCGCCGCGACGTCTTGGCGATTTTGTCGCTGCTGTCCGCAACGGACGTAAGCAGCTTGGCGGTCCCGGCCGCCATCGCCACGACGGCGCCCGTCGCAATCTTGGCGGCCCGCTTGACGCCGTCGATGGCGCGATTGAACGCTGCGATGGGGCGCTTGTCGGCGTCGAACCTGTACTTGGTGATCAGCTCCCGGACGGTCAGTGCGCCGGCCATTATGGCACCTCGGATTCGCAGGCTTGACTGTAGGTGAGGGCGTAGTTCGCGATGAACAAATCGTCAAGCGACCAGTGAGAATCTATCTCGTGGAGGGTCGCGGTGCCCGCAAGGACCAGTCGCCACATCAGCCACTCCGTCTGGATAGTCTGACCGTTGGCGAGGCCGAGCACCGATTGCGGCTCTATGCCGCCCCGGCCTGCGCCCCGGCGGCGACGGTCGACGAAGCCGCCTGCAGCCAGTCGGCCAAAGGGACCTTGTAGTTGACCTCCAAGACGAACGCGAGAACCTTGAATAGCGTCGCATAGCGGCCCTGGAATACCACGTCGAAGCGCCGCTCCACGTCCTCCCCGTTGGCCAAAGTGCAGCCTAGCAGCCGCTTGACCAGCTCGACGACCTGGTCCTCGTCCAGCCTCGAGGTCAGCTCGGAGAGCGCGCCGCCGAGCAGGGTGAAGTCTACCCGGGCGTCAAGCACGCTGCCGTCTTTGGGCAGCGCCTCGAACGCACGGGCGAGAGGGGCGCCGCAAAGGGCGGTCAGCCGGGTCAGCAGACGCAGGCCCTCGGTCGCCGAGAATTCGTTGACAGTCCAGGTGATGCCGTCAATCTGCCGCTCGTGCTTGTGTCTCACGCGCTATGCCTCGGGCCACTCCTGGCGGATGCGCGCCAGGTCAACGATCCACTCGCGGTTTGTCAGCTCGGACGAAAACTCCTCGTTCGGCCCTTTCCGAATCCAGCCCTCGGACGAGAAAACTTTGTTGTCCAGGTTGTCCTTGAGCAGCACGTCGAACACGCCGCTTCCGTCCGTCTCGTCGTCCATCAGATAGGCGCCGAGGATGCGGTTGCTGTCCGAGGTCTGCTTGAGCGTCAGGGTCAGTTGGCCGGAGTAGTTGGCGGACTGCGTGCGGCTGACCTCGCCGTCGGCGCCGACGACCTTGGTCATCGCGTCCACCTCGCGCTCCACCGTGACGAAGGTCCCGTCCGCAAACCCCGTCATCAGGTTCCCGCCGATGGACAGGGCAACATCTCCGGGGCTATAGGTCTTGATTGCCATCTTGTATCTCCTTGTCGCCCGGGGCTAGACCGTCACGACGCCCTGGACTTCGATCGTGTGGATGGCGCCCGCGAGGACGGCGGCGAACTCCACATCCTGCAGCAGACTTCGTAGACGTTGCAATACTTGTTGATCGCGTTGGTCCGCTGCGTCGCCGTCAGCGTGTCGGGCGTGATTCCCGCCAGCGTCTTGTACGCCCAGGTGATGCTGCCCGCATCGAGCGGCAGGCACCTGCCGAGCCATGCCGCGTCCGGGTAGTTTGTCGCCGCGGTCGCGCTGTAGATGCACGCGGAGCGGACATAGGAGTTGTCCTTGAGATAGGCGGCGATGGTCGAGCTGTCCACGCCCACGGTCGTGTCCACGATGTTTGCGTCCGCGCTCGCCGTGACAAACAGCTTTTGGTCGGCCTCGACCCAGTCCGCGATTTTCTGCACCTGGGCCTGCGTGCGGTCCACCGCGGCGATGGCGTACCAGTCGTTGTCCGCCAGCTTGATGGCGGCCAGGGCGACGTCCGCGTCCTCGACTGTGCCGGCAACATCGCCCACCGTCATCAAGGTGGCGCCCTCGGTCAGCGTCACGGCCATCGGACTGGCGCCGTCGAGGTCAATCTGCACGTCGTCGCCCACGTTGCTGGCGGTCACGTTGCCAGCCTCGGCCCCGCCGTTGATGGCTGCGACGAGGCCGTTGGCAATTTCCGCCTGCGTCGCGTCCGCGTCCGACGTGTACTCGTTCGAGGTCACCGTGCCCGCGGTCACCGACTCGATGCCGATGCCGTAGAGCGTCGAGTTTTGGACCGTGTCGATCGAGACCGTGACGCGCGTTCCCTGGATGCGCCCGACGGCCACCAGCGTGGGACTCGGGCTCTGAGCAAAGTAGCGCTGCACGGCGATGTAGATCGCGTCGGTCGTGGCGTAGCCGTCCGCCGCCATCGCGGTGGACCACGTGCTTTTGCTGTACCAGTCGACGCGGTTGATGGTCTTGGCGTGCGCGCCGAGGATCAAGCCGTAGCCGAACCCGGCCCGCGACACCGACGCGGTCTCGCGGCTTATGGTGATGTTGACGAGATCATCTAGCGACATCGGTCTAGCTCCTATGGCTTGGATGCCTCGAACGGCACAAGCCTGTCTGGGTTCGGTGGCTGCGTTAGCGTGCCCTCGCCCTGTACGTGCTCGATAAGCGGCACCGAGTCGACGAACTCTTCGGCAAATCCGAAGACCGCATCAAACTGCGCGCGCTCCTCGAAGTCGGTCTCGAGCAGCGCAGTCAGGTCGTTGATGGGGGGCGAGTCGCCGCGAGGGAAAAGCCCGGCGGCGGCCAGCAGGGCCGCAGCGGAGTGTGAATGGACAGCGCGCGCCGCCGCTCGGGCAAGGTCGAGGGCGCCTGCTCCGAGGACCTGCACGGATACCGTGACCTCGCGGTCGCCGCGCCAGGTCAGCGTCGCATCGTCAGGCACGCCAGGGTCGGACCACGATCGAGGCTCGTCGCCGCCAAGCGACGCAATCGTG